AAGAAGAAGAAGAAGAAGAAGAAGAAGATTCCGAAGAAGAAGAAGAAGATTCCGAAGAAGAAGAAGAAGAAGAAGATTCCGAAGAAGGTTCGGAAGAAGGTTCGGAAGAAGGTTCGGAAGAAGATGAAGGTTCGGAAGAAGATGAAGGTTCGGAAGAAGATGAAGGTTCGGAAGAAGGTTCTGATGAAGAAGAAGGTGAAGGGGATAAAGATAAACAGGGTGGTGCTCCTGTTGATCCTGTTGATCAGAGAGTAAATGAAAAAAAACAAATCTTGAGAGAAACTTCTGAAAGTGTTGATAAAAAAAATGAAAAAAATGGAAAAAATGGAAAAGATGGCATTTATGTTTGTCCTGTTGGAGGTCCAATTACATCGGGTGAATATAATAACAAGTTTGTAGGATGGGGATTTAGTTTTTTTAACTAGTTTGAATAGTGGGATATTTAGATACAATCGTAACCTTTAATTTCTTTATTTGTTTATCTTTCCGAATTGTTTTAGTGTTAATTTCTTTTTCTTTCAGTTTGATTTCTTTTACTGTTTCATTATTCAAATGATCTTTTTTATCTTGCTTAAGTTGCTTTAATTCTTCTTCATATTTTCTAAGTTTATAGAAATTATTTGTTAATGATTTATTTGGTTGTTTTTTACTAAATCGTTTAATCGCATTACACCTTTTTTCAATGAATTTAATATTCCAGAAACCATAATAAACAGGTGTGAATAGTTTTGAATTATTCGTCGGATTATCCATACAACAAGGGCAACTACCATTTGATTGACGGAACCATTTCATAATACAATCTGTATGAAATGTATGATTACATTCTATTTTGTAGGTTGTTTTTTCATTTAATTTAGATAAACATATTGGACATAATGGACATAATTCTTCATTCATTTATAATTATTGTGGAACTTTTTTAAGGCATTTTGAACTCGTTTTTCATTCATTCCGATATCATTCAATAAATAATTGGATAAGTTCTCTTTATGTAAGTCACCTTTAACTTCCTTAATTTCATCTAGATTGATTTTACCTGAAAAGATTTTAAAATTATCTTTTGCCAGTTGAAAAACCTGTGGATAATCTTCTGGAAAATCATAAGTCGTGTTCTTTATGATTTCTTCAATATTCGGATATTTACGGATTAATTTTAATGCGGAGATACTCCCTAGTTTCGGGGGTGGCGAACAATAATCACATCCCGACAAGATACAAAAATCCAAGAATTGATCTTCTGTTAAACCAATATCATCTATTATTTTTCGATAATCAAAGATTGAAACAATATCTTTTCTCTTGACCGTACGATCAACACAGTTTCTGATTAATTTGGGGCATCCATATGCCATGGTATCCATGTCTTCTGTGAGGACATAGTCTACATATCCAATTTTACATAGTTCGCTCGCATATGCCTCACCTTCACCTATTACGGGGTGAATATATGAAACACCTAGCAATGTAAGTAGTTTTTTAACATCATCAACCATTTCTCTTGTTAAACGAATAGATCCTTTTTCATATTTATCTTTTTCTTCTTTTGTAGTTGCTTTATCTGATAATTCTTTTGCTTTTTCAGATTTTAATTTCCTTGATTTGATACATTCTGATTTATTAGTTGGTGGAATACCATCAAAGATGAATATCAATTCTATATTTAGTGAAATATAATTCATAATCTTATAAAATAATCCAGTAATATGATTTGTTATTTTACCATCTTTGTTCTTAAAAACGGCTGTCTTATTTAGTAATTGTTGGTATATGATTAAACTTGCGTCAACTGCTACTCTTTTACCTGATAGTTTATATAAGTTTTCATGTTGGATTGAATCCGGTGCTTGTTTTTTAATAGTTTGAGTCAGATTTTTAATACCCATTTGTGTAGTTGTTTTGTGTTTATTATAACTTCAAATTTATTTTTAAGTAAAACTAGTTGTATGTATTAATTTATTAATTGTCAAATTAGATTGATTCAATTGTTTTTCAGACAAGTTTAAAAACCATTCATAACCACTATTAATCAACAAATCATATGGAATTGTGACAGCAAATAATTTAGAGGGTTCCAAGAAGTCTATCATTTCTGTACCTAAATAATCAGATATACTAAGTAATTTCTGGTTATTATTATAGGTACCATCATATGCTGGTCCAAAATGAAATTGATTTACATTAGTCTTCTCTAATACATCTTTTAAAATATCATGGCTTTCTTTATTTTTTATCTGATAATTATAATTATCTTTAATTGTTAATAATAATAATCTTTTGTATTCTGAACTGAATTGTGTTCTTGGTTTTGATCCGATAATATAGGAGTTTGGTTCATTTGGATAATTAATACCATTTATCAACGTTGGAGAACTACCGACGGTTACTAAGTCATGATTATATAATTTTTTAATTAATTCGTTTGTATCATATACAATCGTACCAGGTGAGATACATATCCCACCATATTCATAGAGGACATGGGCAAATAATATATCAACTCTTTTTTTGAATGGGATTTTGGAAGTATGGTTCATATGAATGGGAAAATCTGGAAAATATATGTTAATATTTTCAGGTGTTAATACTATTAAATTATAAGAATTACTATCAAGTTTATCAATACATTTTTTGAAAAATGTTGGTATGCCTTGTTTTTCATATAATAATTGAATTTCTTTGTTTTCATTTGGTATTTCCACATAAGTCCATATAATCGGGGTTTTTAAAGGATTAAGTTCTGTGATAATTTTCAAAAACTTCGCTATATTTTCTGAATGTTCGGTGTTAATGACTGTTTTATTATAGTTTACATCTCTGATAATTTCGTAACCGTCTTTTGTCGGTAATGGTGGTTTCTTATCGAGTATATAAGAAATGATTAATAGTCCAATGATTGCTAGAATCAATACTTTCATAATATAATATAATATATATATAATTTATTAAAAATCATAAGTTATGATTATATTTGTTTTTTATAATTAATGGTAAATGAATCTGTCAACTATTACAAAAAAAGTTCTTCTAGATATTTCAGAAGAGTTTAAAAAAGATGATAATATGGAGATAATCAAATCGGAAATATTAAATCCAATGATACGTCATATTATTGATGAATTATATCCGTATTTCATTAAAATAATGGTGGGTGCTCTTGTTATTTTGATATTCATAATCATTACATTATTCCTCAATCTTAGAATAATTATGTATAAACATTAATAATATTTCATATTTCTTTTTATATAAGCTGAACCATGTATACCTTTTACCGCGTCATCCATATGTAAATAACTTATCGCAGGATAATAAAAATATTTAATAATACCCTTTTTTTGTAAGTACGTCATTTCGGTATCAAGAGGTTTTAATTTTTCTTTCTGTTCGAATATATCATATAATTCTTTCGCAATTTCCCATTTGGGGATATAATATCCAAATCCACCAAAGATTCTATATTTGGTTGAATCAATCTTATTAATCCCTTTTTTAAAATCTTTAATTGTCTTTTCATAATTCCATGTTTTATCTTTGAAAGATGTTGGTGGATGTAATACCCCCCCAAGATAAATTAAACTATCCTGAGGTAATTTATCAAGGTTCATCTTTTCTAATTTTTTATAATCTATTACAACGTCATCCTCTACAATTAATGCCTGATTAATTTTATTATCTGCGATTTCTTTAATTAAACTCATATGGGAGTTCAAAATACCCGCACCACATTTACGCTTTTTAGGACCAGCATTCCACATAATTTTCAAACGATCATAATACGGATTTGCCTCACTCATTTCCATACCATTACACGCCGAAAATCTAGATAACTTCCCCCTTTTATAATCTGTATCATATTTTTCCCATTTATCTGGATCTCTTCTTAAATTAATAACAAATATTTTCGGAAGACCCTCATAGGCTTTGCGGTGCTTCGTTTTCTTCTGTAATGTAGTATCTTTCTTAGTTTTCTTCTCTTTCTTAGTTTTCTTCTGTAATGTAGTATCTTTCTTAGTTTTCTTATCTTTCTTCTTTTTATTCTGCAATGTAGTATCTTTCTTCTTTTTATTCCGTAATGTAGTATCTTTCTTCTTCTGGGAAGCATTTGGACGACGACGACCCCTAGTACGGTTTGTTTTTTGGGACAAGATGCGACGTGTTCTAGTAGTTTTACCCATTATAATATTATATAATATTATATAATATTATAAAATGAAAAAAGTAAAGGAAAAATTAAAAATCAGTCTTAGGCCGAGTCTCAATCCAAGAAACTACCTTTTGATTAGAACCAACCGCGTCAATAATGGAACGCAGGCGAGGTGTTGCTAGTGTAGCATTATATGATGCTTCGTTATTATCAAAGAATTGATTAATAAAACAATACAATACAACATCCGATAAACTAACACTATCACCAACGGAAAATCCATCGGGTCCAAGTAAGTTCTCCAGTAATCCCAATCTTTCAACGAGCGTAATTGTAAACCATTCAGTCATCGCTTCTGGCCTTTTATCTTCGGGTACTGCGCGCACTTTCTGATACATATCCTTAAAATCGCGTACGCATTCACAAATACTATCAATCTGAGCAGACTCAAGTGGTGTATCACCCATCATACCAAACCTATTAGCCAAGAACCGTTCGATTGACTTAGATTGGGGGATAACCACACCATCCACATTCAGAAAAGGAACTTTATTAAGAGATTTAACCAGTTTTCCAGCTTCTTTATCATCATCAAACTCTTCCTTTACCATTTTACCAGTTGACATGTCTACTACCTCCAATGGATAACGGACATCTTCAAATTCTTCACATCCCATTGCTAATAAGATACGAGATGTTTCAGCAAGACCGCGGACATTGAAATAATTTAACGTTAACATTATAAGGATATGGACATATTAATCCTTAAATAGTTTAAAGTAATGTCTTTTAATCTGCGGTAAATAAAACCGACTAAACTTTTCAACGATTTTCAGTGGTATACGGTGGTATTGTAAATACCTCATAATGTAATCTTTGATTTGTTCCTTTTTAGTGATATCAGATATGATATAATTATTGATATAGTGATATAATACATTGAGTATTTCATAATTCAATTCATTCAAATCTAACAATTTACGATTGTGAGTATAGATAATACATTTACTAATATATTTATTATAATTCATTTCTAACATTTTTATATTATTATTACGTAAAATTATGATTGGTATTACGATAATATTTGTAATTAAATGTTCGGTTAATCCCCAATCTAAATAAATATGTATTTTTGTTAATAAGATATCACCCAAATAATTATTAGTATATATCAAATCAATTAGTCTAATTTTCTCATTATATGGTAACTCACTTTTAAAAATCCAATGAATACAATTTTCCAATATATTTAAACCGATTACCAAATAGTCGGAATAGGATGAATCATAAATATTTTTTATATCTTTCGTAAATAAAGTTTTAATAGAAAGATCCAATTCACTTTCAACCTTATCATAATTATGAATCAATTGAACGTCTTTTTTATAAAAGTCCAAATTAATTTTAATATTGTGGAAGTTATGATTTGATTTTTCAATCAATGTAGTAAGGTCCGTGCTTTCTTTATTGGTTATGAAATACTTTTTGGTTAATTGTTTATATTGTTCCTCACTATATGATAAATTAATTGGGAATGATTTCTTGTATATCCCTTGAATACTCTTATGTTTAATCGTATTGAATATGAAAATAGTGGGATGTTTCTCATGATGTATTTTTGAGAAATTAATGATTGATTTGAATAATGTTTTATCATTCGTTTGAATATAATTTATATCATCGATTAATAATGATTTGTAAATATTGTTTTTACTAAACATCATCTTAATGCTCTTTTTGTATAATGACATCCCCAAATATTCCTCCAATGTTTGTTTTTGTTTACAAAATTCAATATTAATATGTATAATTGTATGGTCTTTTAAAATATAGTTTGCTAATGTTGTTTTACCCGTTCCAGGATTACCATAGATTATGATAGGTTTTTCTTTATATTTCGTTTTCAACCATTCATCAACAAACTTACCTTTATTGATCAATTTTAAAACGTATTCACACGATTCCATACTTATTAATTAAGTATCATTTCTTAAATTATTTTAAACAGTAATATTTATATATTAAAAATATGATAGAAATAATTGAAGTTCCAAAACATGATTGCTCTGATTATAAAGAAAAGATTAAATAATTAATAAAGAGCCGTAAATGTTCTTTCATAAAATAAACTGTAAAAACTTCGTACCAGGTAATCATAATTGGAGAATGTCAAGTATACATTTATAAGGTGGTTTATATGATCATAAAAATTATTTAAGACAAAAACGATAAATAATATTATATAATAAATGGTTGCTATTGGAATTGACCTGGGTACTACTTATAGTTGCGTTGGTTGGTGGAAAGACAATCGTTGCGAAATCATAGCGAATGATCAAGGAAACCGTACAACTCCATCATACGTAGCATTTACTGATAGTGAAAGATTGATTGGAGATGGAGCGAAGAATCAATCTTCAATGAATCCAGAAAATACAGTATTCGATGCGAAAAGACTTATCGGAAGGAAGTTTGATGATAAAACACTACAGTCAGACATTAAACAATTCCCATTTAAGGTTGTTGATGATGGAAATAATAAACCGATCATTGAAGTAGAATATAAAAATGAAACAAAACAATATCATCCAGAAGAGATCTCATCTATGGTACTCGTTAAAATGAAAGAAATCGCGGAGTCATATATAGGGGAAGATGTAACGGATGCCGTAATTACTGTACCAGCATATTTCAATGATTCTCAAAGGCAGGCCACGAAAGATGCTGGTTCCATCGTAGGTCTAAATGTACTAAGAGTTATTAATGAACCAACTGCAGCAGCCATCGCATATGGTCTTGATAATAATTCATCAGAACAACATATCCTCATTTTTGACCTAGGAGGAGGTACATTCGATGTATCCCTTCTCAATATAGATGATGGTATTTTTGAAGTGAAAGCAACCGCCGGAGATACTCATTTGGGCGGAGAAGATTTTGATAATATCATGGTGAAACACTTTTCAGATGAATTTAAACGGAAACATAAAAAAGATATCACAGAGAATAAAAGAGCATTACGTCGTCTAAGGACAGCATGTGAAAAAGCAAAAAGAACATTATCAAGTAGTAGTACAGCATCCATTGAGATTGATTCATTATACGAAGGAATTGATTTCTTTACATCTATCACAAAAGCAAAGTTTGAATCACTTTGTATGGCTCTCTTCCAAAAATGTATTGATCCAGTTCAAAAAGTTCTCAAAGATTCGGGTATTAGTAAAAACACAATAAATGAAATTGTTCTTGTAGGTGGTTCAACTCGTATTCCAAAAGTACAGGAATTATTGAGTAATTTTTTTAATGGTAAAGAATTAAGTAAGAAAATTAATCAAGACGAAGCAGTCGCATATGGAGCATGCGTCCAAGCAGCAATTCTTTCAGGTTCCACAAGTGGAGAAGAAAGGGCTGATGAAATACTTCTTCTAGATGTTGCTCCTTTATCGCTTGGTATTGAGACTGCGGGTGGGGTAATGACCAAAATAGTTGAAAGAAATACAACCATACCTAGTAAGAAATCACAAACATTTTCTACTTATCAGGATAATCAACCGGGTGTTTCAATTCAAGTATTCGAAGGTGAAAGAGTTATGACAAAAGATAATAATCAAATGGGTACATTTCAATTAGATGGTATTCCCCCCGCACCAAGGGGAGTTCCACAAATTGAAGTTTCGTTTGATATTGATGCGAATGGTATCATGACTATCGAAGCATGCGACAAAGGTTCGGGTAAAAAAGAAGCAATTACAATTACAAATGATAAAGGAAGACTATCATCAGATGATATTGAAAAAATGATCCTTGAAGCTGAAAAGTTTAAAGAAGAAGATAGTAAACTACAAGAAATGATTGAATCAAAGAACAAATTAGAAGGTTTTGTTTTTCAGTTGAAAAGTACAATTACAGAAGAAATCAAATCTAAATTATCAGAAGAAGAAGTAACTCTACTACAAGATACGATTAAATCATTGGATGAATGGTTCATTGAAACAGAAGATAAAGGATCCAAAGAATTATATGAAGAAAAAATGGAAGAAGTAAATACATTGTTAAATCCTATCTTGATGAAAGTACAAAGTCACGGTAATAGTCCAGAACAAGAACAAGAACAAGAACAAGGGTCGGGTACCCGACCCGGTATGGGTGGGATGGATCCAGCAGCAATGGCAGAAGCAATGAAAGGTATGCCAGGTATGGCCGAAGCAATGAAAGGCACGGGTCGCATGGATCCAGCCGCAATGGCCGAAGCAATGAAAGGTATGGATCAATCCGGTAATAATGGAGCAACAATTGATGAAGTAGATTAATTATAACAAATTACTAGAATCATATGTGAAGTTTTTCTTATTATCGTATATAGGATGTTCCAGGGGGACTGGTAACTTGGATACTTTATCACGATAACCCTTATACTGCTTTAATTGAGAACTAATATTATCAACACAATAACTAATCACTTTTTCATTTAATCCTCTAATTTCAGGAATAATATCATCGCTAAGAACCATAGAATTACCATATTGAAGGTAAATTGATCTCATAATAATAAACATCTCATTTTCAGACTGAGGTGAAATAACACCATCAGAAGTATTTACTTTATAAACACGATACCGTATGGTGTCTTGAATACCATTAACATTCATCGGAGAGAAAAAGATTTGACTAATAGGAGATTGTTCCACAATACCCTTCAACGAATATTCTCCGTGATTGTCAAATAGTGATGGATTCATCTTATTTGAATATTCACGGCTTGTCTTACGGTTAATATCTTGAACAAGTCCATTATTTAATGAATTGATATTATTTGAGAGGTTTTCTTTTTCCATTTATTACTTATCATATATTTTTTTTTATAAATTATATATATATAATGATTAATCGGCAAAATTTAATTAAATATTTCTTACTTTTTACAATTGTTACTACTTCAACGTACTACATACCCAATTGTTCGATTATGAATGAACATGCTCTATATATTGGTCTTTTGGCAGCAACTACATTTGTACTTTTAGATAGATATATGCCCCATATTGTGATGATTGAACATAATAAAACGAAGGATGGTATACCGTCCAGATGATAAACTAGATGCTAGGTATATATTGCCATCTCAAACTAATACATATCTGTTCCCAAATCTTGTCCTGTTGTTGAAGTTTTTCACGACTCTTCAATAATGGGAAATAAATCAATAGTTCATCTAATTCAAGTAATTGACAAAACTTATGTAATACATATGAATATGATAAAAAGTTCTTCCGATTTTCAGGACAATGTTTCATAAATGGTGTCTGAATATCTTTAAACATCATACGTAATTGTTCTTCATATCGTCGTGTTAGTATCGGTGCCTTTTTACCATTTAATATATTTATAATATGTGGTATATGTTCGTAATATTTATTATATTTAAGTTTTTTTAGAATCTCCCTCATATTTTTATAAGATATCTCGGTTACATCCAGAAACTTATTCTTATCTAATTCTTTCATGATACCATTATATACCCCTTCGGGTATATCGGTTGTTTCTTTTGCCTGAAATTGAGCCAACCATTCATTGAAATGATTAATTCGTTTATACGCAAAATAAGATGATTCACGTGGTGGGTCTTTATATGACACTTTTTCAGAATTAATAATAATATTGTCAGTATATCCACAATCTCCACAAATTAATAAACTATCTACATTCTTTAATGTCAATGATTGAGAACATAATGGACAATTATCAATATTATAATTAACATTTGTACTTATCACTCCATCATCTACTACTTTCATATACTCATTTATTAAATCATTTACAGGTTCTTCCTTTCTTTTTTTATTCATAAAATCAAGTACCGTTATTTCCGTATTTACATTCTCCTCCTCTTTTTTAGAATAATATTCGGACAATAACATCCCAGTATTTAAATAATAATCAACCGATTCTTTTGGATCATATGTTGATAACTTGCTTTTTAACTTCTCAATATCAACCGCCAACGCAGGACTTGGTGTCTTTAAATATTTATTCTCCATTTTACACAATCGTATATTATCAGATTTATATATCTCTTTTTCTTTTGTAAAATCACGTGTAATTCCTTGGTGAATCGCATCGATTGTAACACGTTTGTCGGAAACGATCTTTTTTAAAGGTTTGTCTTTAAACGACATCTTTACTAGTTTAGTTATATTGTTTGTTTAAATAACTATAATCAATTTAATATAAAGAACATTATGAAATATATAATATCAAAAGTTTTCCAATATTCAACCATTAATATAGTTGTCACATTATGTATTGTAAAATATCATATCGCCAACATAAAGTCAAAATAATATAAATACATTTAATAAATCGCGAATTATTCGTCTACTTCAATTATAGTTGTCCTATAACGGCTACTAGTTTTCATTACAATAACTACCGATACATACCACGAACCCCACAAAATCTCTTCAAATCAATTAATATCCATAGTAACATTACATAGTTTTTTACACTATTTAAACAAATAGCTATACTTATTATAAATTAACGGTACTTATGAAAACAAAAGGTCCAAATTTAACGAAATCAACCATTAATGATATAGATATCACCAAAATAATTCAAGAAAAATATGGTGAAAATAATGATTGGCAAGGTAAATTATGGAAATATAATGAAATATTTGGTAATAGTTCCCTTGGTAAAAAAATATACTGTGAGTTTCATTCAGATGATGGAAGGAAATATTGGTTTAATTCGTGGATTGATGATAATAATAATTTTTTCAATCCTCCTATGAATCTTTCATATATTAATGACCGGAAATAAGGGTACATGTATGAGCACTACTCCCACAACTATCATATGATACACCTGAACCGACACATTCGGTACCACCCGGACAGTCTTTTTGGCGATTAATTGTATTCTGAGAACTGTCTTCGCAGAAACGATGACATATTTCGCCAACCATAAGGTCTCCACTCGTAAATGTTTGACAATAAGGTTCTGTCTGAGTGAAACACATCATCATAGTACAACCATGGAGGTCACCGTTTACAGAAGAACAAGTATTACAACCATCATACCATGTCATACAATTATACGGGATCGGGGGAACAGTTGAACTGATACAATTACCGTGATAATCCCGCGAAGTATGACATGATGGCATACATGTACCGGGAGCATCAGCGACCATCGGGTCCATCGTATACACACACTCTAATCCATCGTCACATATACCAGCCATCCCATAGGGCATGTATCCCCCACAGGTAGATCCTTCTGGTACAATGTTTTGACTTCGGGTAGAGCAGTCAATTGACGGACAACCAATATCACATCCACAATGGTCTGTCACACCCGGCACAACGTCACAGTTATTCGCCATCATTGGGGGCATAGGACACATTGGTACCGGAGGGCATGCGTTAGAACACACAATGGGTGGATCGGTTTTAGGGATATCTATACACATAAACTCGCAACAATTATCAATTCTCATAGAACATTGTGTTGACGGACACGATGGTTCTGGACAACGCATACGACATGTTTGGGGCTTGGTTGTTTCACAGAAGTCTGAATTCATTGTTTCACACGGAAGTTCCCATGTCCGCTGACATTGCTGGGTAGATTCACACCACTGGTATCCACCATCGATAACACATCCGTGTCCATCAGTTTGTGAACCGGGTATCGGCTGGTGAATGTCTACCTGGGCGTGGGTAGTATTGTTACGACCCAGTACGAGAAATACAGAGAGGGTTTTTAGGAAGTTCAGCATTGTTTATTTATATTAATATATATATATTTAAATACTTTCAAATTTAAAACCTTACTATTTAAAAATTATTATCTAATTAAGATTATAGAATGACATTTTCATTACAATCGTTCCGAATTATGAAACGGGATCCCGTTATTTTAAATGTACCAGATTCTAAAGTAAAGGGGTCCCCGCGGAAACACATTGAAGAAGTTACCCCGGAAAAAGAAGTAGAATCACCAGATACTATTCGTAGAAATGTATCAAACGATAATTTTTTAAAGTTTCAATGGGCATGGACTGTTTAAAAAGATCTACTTTAATGGTTATTTAGATATATTGTTACCTTATTTCTTCTTTTGTGTTAATTTTTTAATCTTATTCTCCAACCTTGCTATCTTTTTCTTATATACCGCATTTTCTTTCTTAAGGCCGTTTGTTTCAGTTAAACACTTATTCAATCTTTTGGATTTATCGGATGATTTATCGGATGATTTATCGGATGATTTATCGGATGATTTATCGGATGATTTATCGGATGATTTATCGGATGATTTATCGGATGATTTATCACCAACAATTTCGATGATTGCAGAATATCTTACTAACCATTTCATATTATTATATTCGTGTCGTTGCAGCGCGGCGTCTTCTACCAGGTCTTCGCTGGCAACTACCTTTTTAGGGTTCTTTTTAATTACTTTTAATGTAATTATATCACCTTTGATATTCACTTTTATTAAATCATTCACTTTTATTTTTTCTTTCATTACTTTCTCATTTTGAAGTCCTTTATGATAATTATTCGCTTCGGACATATTCCACGTTAACATATGTCTGAAATCAACCTGACCGAACATATTATTTACAATACTCATAAAGGTCACACCATGACCATCACGGGGACTAATATTCCCAGTCCAATTTCCTATCTTACTATACTGGCTGACACTAGAACATAAACAGAATAATAATCCATGAACCAGTTCATGTTCAAATGTTAACTGAATACATGATAATAAATCTTCACATTTTAATCCACCGTTTAAAACACCTTTTTCTACACTATCGTTTGTTTTCACTAATAACCTCAATGATTTTTTGAACATATTGCGGGATAATTCTATCTTTAAAAGAGTACATTCTCCTTTCATTAATGTACATAAACCAGCCGAACCAGCTGGCATACAACTATCATTCCAACAGATAACCCAACTACAATTATGATCTTTTGATAATTTACTTAATTTGTTCTCAAAAAAATGTTTATCATATAAGTTGAACATGTTTACCAGAATATCATTTGTAATTTTGCCCATAAAATTACCAGATGTTAATTCACCGTTTATTTTACTATCTAAAATATCATAGATTGTTTGTCTTTTTTTTGTTATATCATCCTTATTTAATTTGGTTGTCGCAAACTTTTTACATATATCAGTACCAATGCGCACAATTTCCGTGTGATCGTGTTTAACCCCACCAGCGACTGGACCTTCATCTACAATGGCAATTGGTACATCATATCCGTAAATGTACTTTATTAATTGTTTCTTATCCATTTTCCCATAGGGTTTACATTCTCTTTCTTTCTTTTTTTTAGCAAGTTTTCTTAATTCATCAAGTTTCTTTTTTTTAGCTTCATCACGAACAAACTGTCTGGCTTCTTGTGCGTATAAGTATTCAATAAGTTCACCTTTATTCATCTTACTTACCGGTAAACAAACTGATTTCCTTTTCTTTTCTGCTATATGTTTTAACGCGTGAATACTTAATTTATGTGGTGATTTTTCAACCATATATATATATATATTATATAATATATGAGTAAGTTCCTAAAATTATTATTTCTATTATTTGTTCTTTTAGTTATTTTATATGTAGGCGCCCCCATCAAACCATACGCAAAAATGTCAAAGGTACACAATATTGGATTATTTGCGGAAAAAGATTATCATAAAGGTGATATAATACTCCATGATGTATTCCCAGGTAAGGATGACAATGAAATATTATTTAATCCAATCAAAAAAGATATATTTCAGAAGTTTATCTCATATGAAGGGACATTGATTAATCATTGTTCGGTTAACTTTAACTCTGATATGGTCTCAAAAAACCATAAAAAATACAAAGTAATCGCAACCAAAACGATCTTAAAAGATCAGGAAATATTTGCTAATTATGATAATATCAATAAAAAATACCCGTTCATTGCGAAGGCTCTCGAAGGTTACAAAGTTTGTTAATAAATTTGATTTATAAATATTTTATTCTCTAAAAATAATGACAATTGAGATAAAAAACGTCAGAGATATTTATAATATCATCGCAAATGAGTTTGATAATACTAGATATCGTCCTTGGACGTGTGTTGAGGAGTTCTTAAATAAAGTAACAAGTCAGTCAACAATAGGTGATATCGGTTGTGGGAATGGAAAGAATATGTTACACCGAAAAGATTGTACGAATATCGGATGTGATTTTAGTGAAGCATTAGTTTCAATCTGTATCAAACAAAATCTAAATGTTATCTCAGGGGATATTCTCAATATACCCTTCAGAGATGGGGTATTTGATAATACGATATGTATTGCGGTAATTCACCACCTTTCAACCGAAGAAAAACGAAAGAAAGCAATGTCTGAATTACTCAGAGTTACAAAAAAGAATGGTAAAATATTAATCCTTGTTTGGGCTCTCGAACAAGAAAAAGGCGCTAGGAGAACATTTAAGGAACAACATAATATGGTAGATTGGAAAGATAAAAAAGGTAATATTCTAGGTAAGAGATATTACTACGTGTTCAAAGAAAATGAACTAGAATCCATCGTACCTCCAGAAATATCTATCGAAAAATCATTCTATGAAAAAGGTAATTGGGGAGTTATTTTAAAGAAATAATTCATTTAACCAAGAATATACTATATTTATTTAGAAATAACATTTGATCAACCGTTGTCCTCACACAAAATAACATATGAGATAATTCCTACCAAAAACAAAACAATCATCACCTTCATATAGGAATGGCTCTCAACGTGCGTCAAAGAACTCCGTTAAAATAAAAAAATAAAAAAAATATAGTAGATTAAATATAGGATATGCAATGTCATCAGACTTTAATTCTACCAATAGTTGTTCCTGTTGTGAGTTATCTATTTTTCAAGTCTTTTTCAAGTGGTGTCTCCTCTGCTTCCCTTGTGAATACAGACGCAGGAGGGATCCCCGAGGAGGACATGGAGGTCCTGATCGCTGGCTACGAGAAGGCGGTGGAAGAAGTGGAGATCATGCCCAGATCATTACCATAACTACATCTATAATAGAGATATTAAAACACGATATGAATCCCTTCACCAACCTTCTCCGAATAATTCAGAATACTCGCAAAACATTATAGTACATCGTATATTTAAATGTAAATCCAGTTTGTGTTATTTAAATAAGGTTTAAACATGTTATGTAACATTCCTAAACATGGTTCTTTATTTATATTATGTATCGTTTCAAACCGTGTGAAACTTATGGATTTCTTTATTTTTTGTAACATAAATTCTAACTGATTATTATATTCGTAGCCAATAGATTTATCCCTACAAAGGACAATAATCTCGTTATTTTTAAGATCTAATCCCACTAATATCAATTCAAATAAATAACGTAAGTCGTAACACGAGTATAATCCAGAGGAAACATATACTTTTGTCAGGTTAGTTAACGCAATAATACCGAAGTCTAATATATCATCATTATCATATTTATACCGAAAGAAACACTTACGAAATAATTTATAATCACGAGATATATATGAATATATCTTTTTTTTAACATGTTCTGTATACATTCTATATGTATAACGATTCACGAGTGAAAAGTTAACCATATCATCATAATCAAATCCATAAAAAATAGTATCAATTATATCAATCGGTAACGAAAAAAAATCCATATATTTACAATTACTTTATCTTTAATACTCATAGACCTGTGATGTCCATTAGAGTACCGCAATCATCACACCCCTCACAATCACCACACCCATCAGAATCACTCAATCCCATACCACTCGTGAAAGCGTTTATATAGGTGTTTACTTCTTCTTCATCCATCCCTTTACTGACTAGATGATTGACCATATTACGCTTGAAAGTATATATTTCCAACTGTCTATCATAATCCAGGTCAAATGCCTTCTGGGCATCCGTTTCGGAAGCATCCTTGTTATCTTTCATGTATGCCTTCATGAAATCATTGCGATATTCATTCAGAGCAATTTGATTCTTCAATTGATTCCATTCATATTCCGCCTTCTCGGTTTTTTGTTTCTCCTTTTCCGCCTTCTCGGTTTTTTGTTTCTCCTTTATATTGGCCTTCAATGCAATCCTCTTTTCTTTACATTCGGCCTGCTTCTTATTGATACTGTTCATCTTCTGTTCACGCTCATTCCTTTCCCGTCGGTTCTGACGGATTGCTTCATTGATAAGTTGATTGTCCGTCTTATCATCATTCTGCTTCTGCTTCTGCTTCTGCTTCTGCTTCTGCTTCTTAGAAGGAACATATTGGTTGACCTTCAACCCTTCTGCTTCATCATTACAACGGTCCCTCTTCGTAAGATACTCAATATCATTTGTCTTGTTGTACATCTGTTCGGCGTACCGTGCCTTCTTCTCCCACTTACGGATTTGCTTGTCGTTAAAGTCCATTGTCCTTTGTTATAGTTTGTTTATATTTTTTCTTTCTTTCAAATTTAGAATAAATAGTAGTTTTTTTCTTTGCGATCACTTTAAAATTTGATTTTTTTAATATGTTTTGATACATAATATAAATGTCCCGAAGAAATATCGCCGCACAAGTCGAAACAAAAAGGATCAAATTGATATGTGAGAAGATCAGTAATTTCTCACTAGTAGGTATAGAACTTATCAATTCGTATGAACAATTGACAGGGAAACAAATATCATCAGTGGAGCCGAAGGGGGGTATCAAGAATCATTATGATATCCTTATTAAACATACGGACGGTACAACCGCGAAGTGCGAAGAGAAAGGCACCGAAACATATAGGTTACCCAGTAACAATGACAAGTCTATGAAAAAACCATGGAAAAACTCCGTACAATTTTATAATGGACCCGCGAAACATTTCACTATTTCAAATAAATATCTGAAAACATGGTACGATATGAATGTAAATAATATAATTGTAAAAGAAAAATACAACCTACCAGATATACCCTCATTTGAAGAATGGTTGATTGGAGGACCGTTTTGTATGCTTGATCCTAAATGCGACTATAGTAAGGTTCTAAAAGAAACATACCGAGGTATATCTATGGGTGGGTCCATGAATGGTTTTGGTATAAATAATCATGATAAAGATTATCGTATTGACGTGAATAAAGCATTCATTAGTTCATTCACAGAAGATGATAAAAAGGTATTAATAAAAGAAGTACAAGACATATACAATGTTGTGATGGATGAAAAAGAGGTTTGGCTACAAACCACCGGGTCACCTGATAGTGCGTTTTCATTTAAGTGGTATGGGAAAATAGAACCTCTTAAGGTCGTAGATGTGCGTGTTATACGCCGTAGCGATATTCTATTTCAGTTTACATTAGAAGATAATAACTTCATTACTGGTATTATGAGATGGGGTAAAGGATGTGGTTTCTCATGTTTTAGAATGGATCTGAAGTAATTAAACCAAACCTTCAATTATTTCTTGAATCAACGGGGGAGGGACAGCATTCCCTATTTGTATTATTTTTTTACCATCGTCACCATTTATCTTATAATCAATTGGAAATCCTTGTAATTGTTTTAACTCATCGGGTAATAAACAACGTAAATAGTATCCGTTCTTATTTTTCAAAGGAACAAAGAACCGTGGTTGTCTCGCATATGTACATATAATTGTATTGATTGGTTTGCGAATATCAATTATTTCTCCACCAACCGGTATTCTCTTTCCAAAATGAATCCTTCTAGGGAATATTTTTCCTTTATATTCATAATCTTTTGCCTTTGATAATAATTTAAGATTTGGATGTGGATTATTTTCACCCTCATCATTTGTAGTGTCCGTTAAAATACATTCAACCGGAATTGTGGTCATATCAAAATCATCCTTTTGAATCTTAATTGACCCTTCCATCGTAAAGTGTACTATGTCTTTCAAATTGGTGTTATTTTCGCGTTCAATTGGGAAAGTAAATGAATGATTTATCGTATTTTTTATACCAACTATTATTAATCTTTGACGGTTCTGAGGAATACCATGTAAATTACAGTTCACAACCTTAATATATACTTTATATCCTAATATTTCAAACTCTTCTTGTATGATTTTGATATATAATTCATCTTTTTCTGTTTTTCGTTTTAATAATCCTTTTACATTTTCACCGATGATGTAATCTGGTTCAATTAGTTTAGTTGCCCTTAGAAACTCTCTGAATAATGTATTCCGTGGATCATCTGGTAGTTTTAAACCAGCATTACTAAATCCCTGACAAGGAAATCCCGCGAAAATCAAATCTATTTTACCTCTATATTCTATTAGTTCTTCATCAGTTGTATCTTTTATATTACCATTCCCAATCAATTTACTTTCTGGAAAGTTTAATTCGTGAGACTTTTGGAATATTTTTTCTAGTTCCGAATAAGCAACCAATTCAATACCACTATTATGAATCCCTAAGGAATCTCCACCCATTCCAGAAAATAAACTAATCGCTTTCATCCCTTTTAATTTATCATTCCTCCCCTGAATCAATTTTTTCAAATCATCAATTTCCAAATCATCAATATTCATAGTATTACTTTAGTATCTTTTTTTTTCTTTCAAATTTTATATTTGTATTTTTCAATTATGCTTCAACAAATTAAATATATTTATTATCATTACCGTCATTAGACTCATCACAGTGGCGTGTCCCCCGCGATTACCTTTAAAAACACCTTATATCCGCTTTTTTTTGCTAGTTTTCGGTTAAAACTCTTATCAGGATAGAGTTTAATATATTTATTCAATTCATGTTCACTTTCATGGTCTAAATAAATCCCATCAGATACATCTACAATGCTCGCATAAATATCATTCTTTAATATCATTTTAGCATTTTTATAAGTAATTTGTTCGGGTCTACCGAATCCTATTAACCATTCATTATATAATTCCAATGTATCCCCATACAGAATACGAAGTTCCTTTCTTTTCTTCCGAAGGCGTGACTTAGACCATCCATTATCTAACGCATGTCCGCGTAATTCACACACCATATCATCAATTGGATCAGTTTTCAGATTATATTCTCTAATTAAGTCTTCCATTTATTTAAAACTAAAGTTTTATACTTAAATAAATTAATGAAAACTATTTATTATTACCAAACGTTTGTAGGTCTCAGTAAAATGTTAACCCATATTCAAGATGTAGATGTTATTATCGTATCATCCCTTCATTTTGGAAAGGGTCAAATATATCTAAATGATAATTTACCGAATGATAAAAGATTCGATCAATTATGGTTGGAAACAAAAGAAGCATCGGTTCAAGGATGTAAAATAATGCTCATGATGGGTGGAGCTGGTCTTGCTTATCGCGAATTATTCAGTGATTTCAATACATACTATCCTTTATTGAAATCGCTTATAGAAGAAATATCATGGATATCGGGTATTGATATAGATGTCGAAGAAAATACCACAATAGAAAATATTCAACTGTTAATTAGGACATTAGTTCGGGATTTCGGAGAGGATTTTACAATCACAATGGCACCAATTGCTGCGGCGTTACAATCAGATGGGGGTTCCATATCGGGTATTAATTATAAAAAGATTTATCAATCATCCGAAGGTAAATATATTAACTGGTTCAATACCCAGTGCTATGATTCTTTCTCAATTGAGACATATAAAGCAATTATACAAAACGGATATCCACCCAATAAAATAGTCATGGGAATGGAATCCGGTCAATTTAATGAAAGGTCGTTTAAAACCGCTCTTTCAACAATTAAAAATATAAAAAATCAGTACCCAGATATTTCGGGTATTTTTGACTGGGAATACCTCAACGCTCCACCGAATCAACAGGATCCATCACAATGGGCTTCATTAATAAAACTATTATAAATTTGAAGTTTACTTAAACCTATTGTCATAAGATGTAGTTATACAGAGAATGTTAGTTCTTTATTTAATTACACCGTTACTTGGTTCGCTCAGGAACTATATCAAATATAAAGAAATCAAATTATTGATGTTTATAAGGTCGCCATTAACTTACCTTTTCATTAATCTTTTATTTCAACAAAATAATGTATTTCAAACATTGATTTATGAAAGGTGGTTCTTCTTCATCTATAAAACAATATTTTCCATTTATAATGATGATTACCACACTAAGAAAGATAAATATAAAATCAAATACGGATTAAAATATGAAAACTGATTATATTAGTATGATATATCATTATTTGTTAACCCATCGGTTGAACTCGTATTCATGATAAGGATAAGGATAAGGATAAGGATAAGGATCAACAGTAATTCAATCGTATGAGTAATTACTATTTACCAAATTTGAAGTTACTGTTTTTTCTTTGGTAAAACTAAAAAAGACAAATAATCATGTCTGCCCGTATCCCCGCGAAATATCAACTTGACCAGATCACCTCGTCAGGTGAAAGGTGTTCCTTTGAGCTCGCATCAGCGCTGATTGAACCCTTTTCAGACCACATGCTCCCTTCGGACGAATGTCACCTTTTCGTAGATGCTGAAATCAAGAAGCCAGGTGAAGGGGATACAGCGTCAAACCTCCGTTTCAAGGCTGACAACGACACAAACAATCAAGTCGTTGAAAACACACACAAGCTTTACCAGAAGTACCGGGAAATCAACTCAAATCCCGTAGTCATCACAGCATATCCACGCAACCAAAGGTACATCACGTTCAAACTACCAGAAGATGGGACGATCGTTGTGGTAAATAACATCACCAATCAAGTTATGGAAAACGAACAGAAGGTCATGGTACAATTCATGCGTTCGTGTAACCTCACCCCCGAAAAGATGATGGTCATGCGACTATCATCAGAAGGTGCGAGGTTTAACACGTACATGGCAGACACCATTTCACTAATCCTCAAAGTGAATTACTTCGTGCATTCAGGACTATTCAGTGGAATCGTCCTGTCCCCCGAAATCGTGAAGTCAGATGATCCAAGACTTAAAAACATTGTACTCAACGGGAAAGCATGGAATGCGAAGGATGGATTTGACCTCCTATACTACACCGATACAGGAACCGATCCGTCATCGGAACAATCATTCAAGTACCCAACCGAAGGTTCCATCACGAAGGTTTATTACCAACTATGGCAACTCCTATCATCAGAAGAAAATGGAATCAAAGAAATGATCCGTGATCACTTCAACAATATGAAGATCTGTAATAGGTTCTCAGACTATTGGGCTAATGACATTGATGATGCTTTCACAATCCTTGCCATCATCAATGCTTACAAATACACATCACTCACAGAACAAGAAAAAAACATCAAGGAACAGTTTGAAACTATCGCTTCAAACATCCTCATCAAACCAGAACCAGAACCAGAACCAGAACCAGAACCAGAACCAGAACCAGAACAATAGCAGAGAAAACAGAACATTAGCGCGTAATCAGTAACGATTTATATTAATTTTTATTTACTGATCTAAATAGTAACCAAGACCTTCATCCCCTGACTTAAAAACATAACCATCCTTCCTTCCACCAAATTGTGATGTAGGTATGAATTGTTCATTTGAATCTGGTTCGTCGTCATAGGGTTCGTCTTCATAATTATCAAAACCATCATTGCCATCGAGATTATTGCGGCTGAACCACCACCAAGACACCAACCCTATAACAGTAACCACGACGACTAATGACTGCCAATTTTTCATAAATGAATCCATTATATAGTTAGCTACATTTTTTTACAAAATATTAAACTAAGTTTCATTTTCCAAGGATAAAATGCTTCATATAAGGATCTCTGCCTCGTCCGGTTCTATTATCATAGGAAATACATATTGATCTAGTAAATAGATCATCAATATTAATAGAGCACTATGTACCCCGACCAATGTATTTCCTTTAAATAACACTTTAAATTGACCTAGACCGATCTGTTCGGTAAGTTGTGTGAGAACTTTTCCAACAAAATCATATGTATGTGTATTATGTATGATAAATGATAGTATAAATATAATACCCGCATATATAAAATTATAATTCGTATCTAATTCTGATTCTGATGATATAAATCCTTCATCTTCAATCAAATATTCATCCTGTGATCTTTTTTTCTCTGTCATTTATATTATATAATATATTTTAATATTAATCCGAACCTTTATCTTCTTCTGCTTTCTCCTTCTCTTCTTCTGCTTTTTCCTTCAAAAGTAATATCGCTTCTTCTGCTTTCTCCTTCGCTTCTTCTGCGATTTCCCCCGCAATATCCTCTGATGAAATATTACATGGAGACAACCAATATGATTGTTCACCTGATAATAATAAGCAAATCATCAAAATACCACCCATGACAAAACTATGTACAATGAATAATAGAAAAGAACGACTACTCATATCTGGGACGGTTAATTGTAACGTAGGGAATAGTTTCACTAATATCATCCCAACAACTTTATACGCTGGGGGGGAATGAATTATCACTGAAATAAAGATAGTAAATAAAACAAATCCAGAAATATTTCGGTCCATATTAGGCATACTGGGCATACTAAGTGTATCGGGTGTGTCCGGTGTATCCGGTGTATCGTCTGAAAAAAATCCTTTAATAGTATCCATTATACTTATACTTATACTTGATAAATTATTTCCAAAACATAAGTACATATTTACATGGTTCTATTAAATTATGACTGGAATGCCAAATCAACCCGCTGAATATTTTCAAAATAATCTCTTTTATTCTTATAGTTCTTTTTTAATTTCATTTACAATTCCACGAATATATGGGGTTTTACTGACAAATAAATAACATTTATTATCTTTTTCAGAAATACATTTTATAAATCTCTTTTTAACTCTAATATCATTACAAAAAATACTAGTCATATATTTAGATTCATTTTTCATTTACACCTTTGAACATTTAAAATAAGTTTTCGCATGAGAAGACATTTGGGTAGTTCACTCAACTCTTTTCTCTAATTTGTTTTTATAAGATCTTCTAACAACCTATCAAATTTACCAATGACATAAAAAAGTTATGAATGAATGATTTAAT